GTTAAAGTAAATGAAGCTGAATTGTATGTTGAATTCCTTGGTAGAAGGGTTTATTTGTTTGGTGCTGATAATCCTGATAGTATCCGTGGTGCTTATTGGGATGGTGTAGTGCTTGATGAATACGCACAGATTAAGCCGGAAGTATGGGGAGAAATTATCATGCCCGCCTTGCTTGATAGAAAAGGTTGGGCAGTGTTTAGCGGAACCCCTAAAGGGCAGAATCATTTCTATGATGTAACCTTAACAGCGCAAAAGTTAATGAATGATGGTGACGAAAACTGGTGGTGCGGTATATTCCGAGCAGATGAAACAAAAGTAATATCAGAAGAAGAGTTGGAACTTGTTAGAAAGTCTATATCTGAGAACCAATTCAGACAAGAATTCCTATGTGACTTCACAGCGTCCGCTGAGAACGTTTTAATTACCATAGACATAGTAACTGATGCATCAAAGAAAACAAGACGACCAGAAGAGATTTTGGGAGCTCCTAGAATACTTGGAGTTGATGTGGCTAGGTTTGGCGGTGATAAGTCTGTTATTTTTAGGAGACAAGGTCTACAAGCGTTTAATCCTAGAATTTTCGAGAAGATTGATAATATGACATTTGCTGGCTGTGTTGCACAAGAAATACAATCATTCAACCCTGATGCAGTCTTTATAGATGCTGGCAGAGGCGAGGGTGTTATCGATAGGCTTAGACAGTTGGGTTTCCAAGTAACAGAGGTTAACTTTGGTGGTACAGCATTAAACCATAACCATTATGAGAATAGGCGTTCTGAAATGTGGGACGGTATGAAGCAATGGTTGGAGTCTGGCGGCTGCATACCAAATGACCATATATTAAAAACAGACTTGGTAACACCTTCATATTCTCTAAACAAGAGAGATAAATTCCAGTTAGAATCAAAAGATGATATTAAAAAGAGGCTAGGACGTTCGCCAGATTTGGCAGACGCTCTAGCCTTAACTTTTGCCATGCCAGTGGCTGCAAGTGGAGATCATGGCAATTACGCAAATAGGCTTCACTTTGCCACAGCAGGTTATAACCCTATACAAAGAAACAACGATTCGAGACACTTTGCAACGTCTCAATATAACCCAATACAGAGCAGAAGGAGGAGATAGTATGTGTTCATCGTTTTTAAGTGCGTTAGGTAGTATTATCGGAGCTAGTTCCAGCAGTAAAGGAACTACTACCACAATATCAGCAGCACCGACTTCTGTTGATGTAACTAGCGGATCAGACGCACTAGATTCTGCTAAGTCTGCCAAGAAAAAAGCAGCAGCAGCAGCTGGATATCAATCAACAATAGGTACTTCATCTAGTGGAGATACATCAACAGCAACGACTAGTAAGAAATCATTGTTAGGTAGTTGATTATATGGATGCTATAAAAGAAACAGAATATATAAATAGACAACATAAAAATTTGTTCGATGAATTTGAAAAGTGGAAACCTTTGTTTATGGACGTTAGAGACTTCATAAATCCATACATTGGATATTTTGAAGGAGAAGAAGCCAATAGTGGTAAGCGTAATGATGAAGAAATGCTTCGTACAATGCCAATAAAGTACAGTCATATCTTAGCTGCTGGACTCCAATGGGGCATAACATCACCAACAAGACCATGGGTAAAATTCGCTTTCCCAAATGCACAAGTAATGCAGAGCTCAGAAGTTCTTGCTTGGCTAGATGTTGTTAAGAGCATAACCCTTGACTTGCTATTTAAGGGTGGCTTTTATCCTGAGAATCATCAATTCTATTTAGAGTTAGGCGTATTCAACACCGCTGCAATGTTAATAGAAGAAGATTCAGAAACGGTAATAAATTGCAGGACGTTTACTTGTGGTGAATTTGCTATAGGTTTAGATAGTAAGAAGAGGCCGAATCAGTTTGCTAGAAATATTGAAATGACACCTTTTCAGATTGTTGAAAAGTTTGGTATTGAAAATGTTCCTGAAAGTGTTAAGAATTGTTATGAAGATAAAAATAATAATAAAACAATGACCGTAAAGCACTTAATTTGTCCTAACAGAAAACATGATCCTGACAAAATAGACAATGCATCAATGAAGTTTGTTGATTACTATTGGATGGTAGAACAAAATCAGAAGGGTGAGTATCTAAAGAAAGGCGGTTTTAATACCTTCCCTGTCATGATTGAACGATACCAAACTAAAGGTGCAGATATCTATGGTACTGGCCCAGGCATATGGTCGTTAGGTGATGCAAAACAAATACAGCTAATGTGGCGTGATATTTGTACAGCCGTAGAGCTGGGAGTTAAGCCAGCAGTACAAGCACCTTCCGACATAATGAAAAACGGCGGTATTAATATGTTGCCTGCTGCTGCAAATTATTATAATCCGACTGGTGGATCAGACGGAGCTATTAAACCTTTGTTTCAAGTGCAATTAAACCTTGACCATGTTACAGCAGTACAGCAGTCCATTGAAGAATGTATAAAAGAACACTTTAATACTAAGGTGTTTCAGTTACTGTCTGACATGGAAAAAGGAACAAGAACAGCCAGAGAAGTTATAGAATTATCATCTGAGAAAATGTCACAAATGGGGCCACTGCTTGAAAGGTTGCAAACAGGTTACTTACCGCAAGTAATTAACCGGGTAATCGATATAGGTTTTAGAGCTGGCGTGTATCCACCTCCACCTCCTGAGATTGAAGGTATGGAAATGGATATAGAGTATGTATCTATTTTGTCACAAGCGCAAAAGCAATATGTAATTACTCCTATTATGGATACTGTTACACAAGCCATTAACATGTCTACTACAGCGCAATTACCAGAGATACTTGATAAGATTGCCTGGGATGAAGTAGTAGACCAGCTTGGAACATTAAACGGTGTACCTCCTTCTATTATTGTATCTGATGAGCAGGTTGCAGCAGTAAGACAGGCCAGAGCAGAACAGCAAGCACAACTTAATGCGGTACAGATGGGATTATCAGCAGCGCAGGGAGCCAAGAACCTTGCTAGTGCTGATATGTCAACTGATAACGGATTGACTGCTTTACTTGGTGGCCCAGCCGGAGGGTTACAGCAATGAAGAAACAAGATGAAATAAAACCAACAAAAGAACAGATTGTCGAAAAGATTGATGAACAGTATCTACTTGATTTACGATCTATTATGAACACTGAACACGGCAGACGCGTATTTAGCTATCTGATTCAAAAATGTGGATACAAAGATTCCCAACCAATGGGGAATAGCAAAGACTTTTTTAATGCTGGCAGGAGATCGATAGCGGTTGAACTAATAGCTGCTTGTGATGCATTAGGAATGTACGGAGCTGATAGGATGGTTGGAGTTGATTTAAGGCTAAAAGCTGAACGCGAGTATATTTTATATCAATGGAATGCCATGCAAGATATTATGAAAAGAGAGGTGAAAAAGAATTGATTGTTACAATGAATAGCATTTTCCTAAATTAAGGGAGGTGATCGCATGGGAAACCATGCGCAATAAACGCTGATAGCGACTAGAGATAGTCGTATTTTTTATGCCTAATTTTAAGGAGGAATAACAATGTCAGAAGAAACAACCTCCACGGCACAAGATGACACTGTAGCCGTAGAGACAACAACCGCAGAAAATTCAACACAAGAAACACAATCTACTCAATCTACCGAGCAGGCAACAGAGTCAACAACAACTGAACAACTAGGAGCACCCGAACAATATACCGACTTTACTGTACCTGAAAATTTCAGCGCACCTATCGACGATTTCAAGACGTGGGCGAAAGAAAATAACATGACACAGGAAGCAGCTCAATCGGTAGTTGATTTCTATACAAACAAAGTAGCTCCACAGATGCAAGCGCAGCATGAAGCGCAAGTATCTGTATGGACTAAAGAAAGTACAGAAAAATTCGGTAAAGAAGGAATTGAAGCGGCTAACAATGCGTTAAGCCGTTTTTCTACGCCTGAATTTAAGACATTCTTGCAAGAAACAGGACTCGGTAACCACCCTGAAATGATTGCAATCTTTAAAGATATCCATTCAAAGATATCTGAATC